CAAATCGTTCTTTACATGCAGCAGTAACCGAAAAGGTTAAAGATCGCATTCGCGTTCAAGAGAAGGCTGAAAAGCCTGATTATATGGATGCGGATAAAAATGGTAATAAAAAAGAGTCAATGAAAAAAGCACTCAAAGACAAAGAGAAGGGCAAAAACACAGGCAAAAAAGCCTAACGATTTTTAAAGGAGAATATCGATGAAAAAGAAAATTCAGGAAGTTCTAAAAGGCATGAGTGCCGGCGGTGTTATTACCGAAGAATCACTCAATGAAATTGCCACTGTCTTTGAAGAGGCTGTAGAATCAAAGGCTACTGAAATGGTCGAAGAACGAGTTGGACTTGAAGTTCAAACCGCTCTAAAGCAGATTGACGAAGACCACTCAGGAAAATTAGAAAAACTTTTAGAAGCAGTAGACGCAGATCACACAGCAAAACTTAAAGCTGTACTTGGAAAAATTGATGAGAACCATACTGACAAACTCAGAAATGTTGTTAATAAGTATGAAAAACTTCTCAAAGAGAATGCAGTTCAGTTTCGTGATCAGTTAGTAGAAGAAATTTCAAACTATATGGAACTTTATATTGATAAAATGGTACCAGCGCAACAGATCGCAGAAGCAGTTGAAAATACTGCAGCGAAACGTCAGCTTGACCAAATCAAGAAAATTGTTTCCGTTAATGAAGAGTATATTAATGATAACATTCGCGAAGCACTACAGGATGGTAAAGCAATGATTGAAGAATCACGCAAAGACCTTAATGAAGCGCTTAAAGAAAATGTACGTTTAAGTCAGGATCTTAAAAATGTTAAAGCTCAGTTAATTCTTGAGAAGAAAACATCAGAGTATCCGGATGGAAAACGCAAATATATCAATAAAATTCTTTGCGAAAAAAGCCCAGAATATATTGAAGAGAACTTTAACTATGTCGTTGAGATGTACGAAAGGGACGAACAGGATGATGTTGAGATTTTAGCTGAACAAGCTAAATCGCATATGCAATCTACAACAATCACTCTTCCGGAGAGCAAAAGATCCGAAGTAGTCCCACCTGTAGTGGAAAAAGCACCTACTGGCGGATATCTAGAAGAATTAGAAAAACAAGATAAACGATAATCGATAAGTTTCGATTATAAAAATATATTTTAAAAATATATAAATTAAGGAGATATAATATATGAGACCTCAAACAGGCTATATTAATAAAGACCAAGCAACAGTGCTTGTAGAAAAGTGGAGCCCAGTGCTTGACTATTCTTCAAACTCAGTTGCTCCGATCGAAGATGATCACACACGCCTTAATACCGCTATTCTTCTTGAAAACCAAGAAAGATGGTGCTTTGAAGCAGCTGGTGATGCAAACATCGCCGGTGGCTCAGGTTCAGTTTATGGATCAGCACCGGCCGCTTATGGTGGCCCAGGTGGTACAGGTGGTAATGTAGGAAACGTTGATTCCTACGCAACAGGCGACGCACGTTTGCCAAAAGTATTAATTCCAATGATTCGTAGAACGTTCCCAGAACTTATTACGAATGAAATCGTAGGTGTCCAGCCTATGAGCGGACCAGTCGGTCTAGCATTCGCACTTCGTTATAGATACGAAGGCGGTAACCTAGGTGACAGTTATGGTGGTAACGCGAATGACTCCAGTAATGGTGGAACACTTCGCCCACAATCCCAGCCAGCTGATGGATCAGAAGTTGGTTACCAGGATCTTGATACAAGATTCACAGGTGCTTGCTCACTTTCATTAAGCGGTCTTACACCAGGCGGCCTTTGGGACCAGGATGACCAAGATACAGGTGTAGCCGATCTTTTAAGTAGTTTCGAGCTTACATCTAACATCCCTCAGATGGTTCTAGAATTCGAGAAAACAGCTGTTGAAGCTGGTACTCGTAGACTAGCCGCTAAATGGAGCATCGAGCTCGAACAAGATATCAAGAACATGAATGGTATTGATATTGACAACGAACTCACAAACGCGATGAGCTATGAAATTCAGGCTGAGATCGACCGTGAAATGATCATGAGAATGGTTCAGGTTGCTCTTAATGCTGGTGGTGGTACTCGCGATGGTCGTGGTTATTCCATATGGAATGCTGCTTCCGCTGATGCTCGCTGGTTAGGTGAACGTACACGTGACTTCTACGCTAAAGTTATCGTAGAAGCTAACAGAATTGCTGTACGTAACCGTCGTGGTGCTGCTAACTTTATTGTTGCAACTCCACGTGTATGTGCAATGCTTGAAATGCTTCCAGAATTCAAGTTCATGCCTGTAAATGGTAATGTCAACACTCAACCTGTTGGTATTGCTAAGGTAGGAAGTGTTGGTGGACGTTTTAACATCTACCGTGACACAAGAACAGAAGCTCAGTATCAAACAGCAAGACGCTCAACTCCGCTTGAGTACGCGCTACTTGGATACAAGGGTTCTGAGTACTATGACACTGGTATTGTATACGCACCATACATTCCTGTTATGATCCAAAGAACAATTGGTCCTAACGACTTCGCACCACGTGTAGGCTTGCTTACACGTTATGGGGTTGTAGACAATCTGTTCGGAGCTGAACTTTACTACCATGTAATTATTGTTACTGGTCTTGGTGAAGCATTCATTCCAGGCGGGGCGCACACATATCTCTAAGAGGTAAG